AGGTTGATGACACAGGTAATACTTTTGCCGGTGTTCTTAACGGTCGCTATAAGGTCTATGTTGATCCTTATACTACAGGTGATTACCTTACTGTTGGTTATAAGGGTTCTTCTCCTTATGATGCTGGCTTGTTCTATTGCCCATACGTTCCACTACAAATGGTTCGTGCTGTTGAAGTTGATACCTTCCAGCCTCGTATCGGCTTCAAGACACGGTATGGCATGATTGCTAACCCGTATCACCGTTCAGTACAGGGTACACCTGCTGCTATTACTGGTGCTATTGCTGAAGATACCAATGCATACTACCGTCGTTCATTGGTAACAAATATTCTGTAAAGAATAATAAGAATAGATACAATCTATCCAAATTGGGGGAGAGTCTTAGGGCTCTCCCTTTTTTTGTATAAATATGATAGGAGGTTACTAATATGACAATGAATAAAAATATGTTATCCCCTCATGGGTTTGCATTTAATATCAAAAAGACACCTGAACTATCATTCTTTGTTCAGGCTGTTAATTTACCTGGTATTAACATTGGTAATCCCGTACAAGCAACCCCATTTAAAGATATACCAATTCCGGGTGATAAGCCAGAATATGGTACATTGGATGTAACATTTAAGGTTAATGAAGATATGGGTAACTATATTGAAATACATGATTGGATTCGTAAGAGTGGTTTCCTTGAAAATTTTGATCAACACAAAGAATTAGCCGATACCGAATCCTATACAGGTGAAGGCTTAACATCAGATGCTACATTAAGTATTCTCTCAAGTTCTATGACTCCTATTGTCAATATATCCATATCAGACCTATTTCCCGTGTCACTAACAGATTTATCCATGGATGCACGAGATACTAGTGTAGAGTATATTGAATCCACTGTTTCATTCCAGTTCAGGAATTACTACTTCACCCCTGTATAATTTTTTTTAAAAAATATGCATTTTGTTGTTTACTTTTGAAATCAGTGTGTTATTATAATAGTATAAGGTTTAAACAAAAGGACAACCTACTATGATTGACACAATGAGCCTGAACAAACAGCTTGCTAATATGGTCCGCCGTGATGCTGAAAATGATTATGTAGCATCAAAGGAAATGTGGCATGATGATGAAGAAATGATGGAAATGGTCAACAATGACTATAAAAATCTCCAGGAATATGCTGATCTAGTTGAACAGGGTGAATTCAAAGCCGCCTACAACCGGTCTTATGATATGGACACAGCAAATCGTGAAAATATTCCTGATTCAGTTTATTACTATGTACTAGATGTAGTATCAGAATAGTATAAGGTTTGAAATAAAGGAACACATCATGGACTATTCAAAACTCTCCGAACAAATCATCGAAAAAGCAAATGTTAACTATGAGGCTGCAGTAGCTCTTAGAGAGATGGATATTGCAGATGATGAATATGTAGAGAATGCTATCTATGAAAGCAAAGACTTGCAACGTATGGCTTCTATCGTTCAAGAAGAACAACTTGAAGACTTCTATGAGTACTATAATCAAGTAGAAGCAAGTGTACAGAAAATGGTGCGTGATTCTGCACCTGATTTGTTCTAATGAAACCAATTAAATGAGAAATAGAACAAGTCAAGGATCAAACATGTGATCAAAGTAGGGATGATATTAAATGGACATAATGGAACTATTTGAAGAATGGGAAAAAGATGGTAAATTCAATAAGGCTGACCTATCTAAAGAGTCGTTGAATATACCTAAGCTACATAACAAATGGTATAAGGTCTATATGACAGAACGACTTAAGTTCAAACGACTCGAGTCTGAACTTAAAACACTCAAAGCGGAAAAGTGGGAATTTTATCTAGATGGTCCTACCGAGGAACATGATGCTCTTGGGTGGGAATTACCCCCTAAAGGTAAAATCCTAAGGGGTGATATTCAATACTACTTAGATAAAGATAAGGATATTGTTGAACTCACTCTAAAAATAGCATATCAATATGAAATAGTGGACTTCTGTGACGCAGTTTTAAAGATGATAAATAATAGAGGATTTCAAATCAAATCCGCTATTGATTTCTTAAAGTTTACTAATGGTATTGATTATTAATGGACAAACTATCTGTTGTTAAAGAAAATGAGGTATATAATAGAGTAAATTGTTCTGATGCCGGAATGGCTCAAGAATTGGTTGAATATTTTACATTCCAAGTTGATGGTTATCAATTTATGCCAGCTTATAAAAATGGTAGTTGGGATGGTAAGATAAGACTGTATAACTCTATGACTGGCTTATTATACGCTGGTCTTAATGCTCATTTAGACAAATTTGCTAAAACTAGAGATTATGAGATCGAATATCTTTATGATATTTCAGCTTATAATCTTTCGTTACTAGAAGCTAAAGAGTGGGTTAAACAACAGAACTTTACATTAGAACCACGTGATTATCAATTAGATGCATTTGTACATGGTGTTAGGAATAGACGAGGTGTATTAGTATCACCTACAGCTTCTGGTAAATCATTCATTATCTATATGCTTACCAAATGGTATCAAAAGAAAACTCTAATCATTGTTCCTACTACTTCATTGGTACATCAAATGACATCAGACTTTGATGACTACGGCTTCGACTCTGATTCAAATGTACATAAGATCTTTTCAGGTCAAGACAAGAAAACCAACAAACAAGTCACTGTGACAACATGGCAATCAATCTATAAGCTACCTAAGAAATGGTTTGCTCAATATGATGTTGTTATAGGTGATGAATGTCATCTTTTCAAAGCCAAATCTCTAACATCTATTATGACTAAACTAGAGTCATGTCAGTATAGGTTTGGTTTTACTGGTACCTTAGACGAAGTACATACTAACAAACTGACCCTTCAGGGTCTATTTGGTACTGTCTACCAGGTGATTAAAACCAAAGAACTAATGGACCAAAAGCACCTATCTTCATTTGATATTAAAGGAATAGTACTCAACTATACAGATGAAGAAAAGAAATTAGTTAGAAAGCTAAACTACCAGGATGAAATGGACTTTCTGGTAAGCCATACTAAACGTAATAACTTCATTACTAACCTAGCATGTTCACTAGAAGGTAACACCTTATTACTGTTTCAGTATGTAGAAAAGCACGGTAAACTATTATATGAATCTATTTCTGAGTTAGCTAACGGAAGAAAAGTCTTTTTTGTTCATGGTGCTGTATCTGGTGAGGACCGAGAAGAGATTAGACATATTGTAGAGAATGAAGATAATGCTATCATAATTGGTTCTTATGGTACTCTATCAACCGGTATTAACATTAAGAAACTTCATAACATCATCTTTGCATCACCATCTAAAAGTAAAATTAGGAACCTACAATCTATTGGTAGAGTCTTAAGAAAATCAGATGAAAAGACCCATGCTATCTTATATGATATAGCTGATGATCTAATTTGGAAGAAAACCAAAAACTATACCATAAATCATTTCATTGAACGAATTAAGATTTATGACCAAGAACAATTTGAATACAAAATCTACAATGTAAAATTATAGACTAGCTTTACTAGTCTACTCAGTATCCAATGGGGCATTAGGAACGGGGGTAGAGAATTAGGTAATTATTAAGATTATAAATAGTATTACCTAATAATAATTGAATTAAGCAATTTTAATTAAATAGTCAATCAATATAAACATTGATTAATCATTCGCACCGCGAATCGCTCCGCGAACAAGCAAGCTTGTTATTATTAGTTTGTTTTTTAGAAGGGGTTAAACTCCATTATAACACACCCAAAAAGTATGTAAACCCTTTTCCTTAAAAAAGATATAAAAAAATGAAAAAAGATACAAAAACTTCAGGTCTTAAGTTAAAAAGTGGAGAGAATATCCTCTGCCGTATAATAGAAGAGAATGATTCTTATGTACTCACGGATGATACTCTTGTAATTCATTATGATACTAGTGATTCTATTCCATTAATAGTACTAATTAAGTATGGAATATTTGAAAAAGAAGCTGATTATGGGTTTACATTTGACAGAAAAGATATTATAAAGGTATATAAGGATGTGCCTAATAAGTATGCAAAATTTCATTCATCTTATATGGAGCATCTTAGAGGTGAACTTAATCAAGAAAAACAAGAAGGAACAATATTTGATGCAATACCAACCGGAACCATGCACTAGTGGCTAATTACATAGATAACAAAGAGTTTTATGCTCAATTAATAGAATATAGAAAAGGTGTCTTAGAGGCAGAAAATACAGGGGATGAGGTTCCTATCATTCCCGATGATATTAGTATGAAATTCATACAGATTGCTACAAACTTAGGTAGTAAAGGTAACTTTTCGGGTTATACATATAAAGATGAAATGATCTTGGATGCTATTGAGAATTGTATCAAAGCAGTACACAATTTTGATCCTGAGAAGAGTAAAAATCCTTTCTCTTATTTCACCCAGATTTCTTGGTATGCTTTCTTACGCCGTATTGAGGCTGAAAAGAAACAGACTTATATAAAGTATAAGTCCCTAGAAAGGGCTGTGTTGACTGATACCATCACTGAAGGATCATCTGAAATGCTTGA